ATATAATTTTGATGCTGTTGATTTAGATATTCCAATCTAGTTCGGTTGGCTGCTGCTTGTTCTTGGGATCTAATCAATATTTGTGCTTGTTGGCTGGCACTGGCTTGCAGTCGTTTGATATACGGACTGTCCGGTGATTCACCGCGGCCCAATGCAGCCGAAATTTGACTATTGTAATAGTTCAAGGCATTGGTAGACATCTGCTGTTGGTTTTGTGCCTGATACAAATCAATTTGAGTAGTACGAATATTAGACACCACAACCGAAGCATTGTAGTTGTTGAACTGTATTTGTGCCACCGGATTGATTGACCCTTGATTTGAATTCAAGCCTATGTTGAGACTGACATTGTCTAATCTAATAGATGCGGCGGCAGTCAAGGGATACTGATATTGTTGTTGCGGAACCACACCTGACACAGTGGGGAATCGATTGTAAGGCGAATATGGTGCATATGGTCTACCACCCAGTGCATATATTGTGGCTGCAGTGATTTCTCTACTAATTGGTACTCGTTTGTCTCTTAGCAGCACCGCGGCACCAATGGCCACAATTGATGATAACATGCTCCGGTTACCGCCGTTGCCAAGACCGTTATAGGGAGTCGATACCACTGTGTTTGGTATACCAGCTGCTGGTCCGTAACCAATACCAGGGGCGTATCCATAAGCTGCAGTAGTGGCTTGTGCTATACTGGTGGCATTCAAGTTAGGCACATAGATGGGTGCAGTGGAATTATTTGCCTGCAGTATGGCTGCACTGATAGCTGTCATGGGTGGCACCGGGTAAGCAACCGGGCTGTTAGACGCATTAATTGATGTTAGGTTTTGACTTACACCTGTAGTAACCGGCGCATCGATATCGGCCAAGTTATGTTCCACATTGTCGGGTGTGGCAGGCAAATCAGTGCCTCCTGCAGACAACAACGGACTGGGCGTATTGTCGTAGTGTAGTGTTGCAAACCCGTTGACCACCTCAGAACTTATAGTACCGTAATAATACAGCACAGTTTCAAATTCAACAGTCATTTGATGTTGCATCACATTGTTGGTATCATTGGATTGATGTTCGCCGTGTGCAAAAGTCTTGATCACAGGATTGATCAACACATACTCACTGAATTGTTTTTGATGTAGACTATAGATACGAATACTGTTTAAGTATCTGGCACCGCTGGTGTCACGCGGCGTGTAACCCCACTCAGTGGCTTGTCGTGTTGTACTGTATTTGTGCGGGGCAGCGTATACACTTTCCTGATAGTCGCTGTCTCTATAGTGATAGTTGAAATAATCGTACCAAAAATTTCGTACTACATCAGCACTGTCGTCGTGAAATGCTATTTGTACAGGATCGTATTTGATCTTTGATTGTACATAATTCACTCGATTGTATGCGTTGTAATTCTTAACATCAATGTTGAACTTGGGCAGACTGACTGATTTGGCCAACATACCAATTTCGGTCTTGGTAATAGAACTGTCTTGCCCAAAGCTGGCCACCTGATCGTTTATGTCAATGTACACATGGAACAGGAATCCATATTTGGGGGATAGTCTAAAATTATCGCCCACAAATAATTTGCTGGCGTGCTGATAATCTCTTAAAACCGGCTCGCTAGCTGACTGTGGTGGCGGAAAATTGGTGGCCATAAAGTGGATAGATCCTTATGTAATATTTATGTCAATAAAAAACCCGGCCTAAGCCGGGTGTTATAAGAATTGATACCAGAATTACATTGTTATATTCTGTCCATAGGTACGTCCAACAAACGTACCGACTCCAGTACCAAGTGGTGTTTGAACTGCATTATCAAACAGCATGGTCATGGTGATTTGAACTGGCTCGTTGGTGCTGTAGTTCATTTCGCCATAGGCTGCGCTCTTGATGTAGCAACCATACATTTCCCATGTTTCTAATACCAATGGTGTGTTAACTCCGTTGCCACCGTCTAGCATTTCTAGACGTGTAACAAACTTATAGTCAATACCGCTACTGGCAGTGCTTTGTTGCATGAAGTCAAATTGCTTCTGGATTTGTTCGCCAATTAGTTTGGTAACGTTTCCAGGTGCATCGTCACGCAATACAACTTGACATTCGCTCCAGCTAGGTTTACCAGCCAAATTGACTTTGGAGTTGTAAACGTGGATAGCAATATCTTCAAAAGTAACTGTGGGTCTTGCGAACGAAACAATTTGTTTGGTTAATTCTACACGTTGACCTAAACTTACTCCGAACCCTTCGAAACTTGCTCTGAATCTGAAGGGCAATTTTGGCATTAACAGACCCTGGCTGGTTGCACTTTGGCCACCTGCTAGGGGTACTGTGTAGTTAATTAATGATGCAACTGACATATAATATTCTCCGGTTATACTTATTTATCTGTATTCCTATGCATAACTGCCACCACCAGGATGGCAGTTATATATGCACTTTATGCTTTACCAGCTGCGATTGAGCCAGTGTTTCTCAATCTAACAGGAATGTAAATAAACTCAACTGATTTCACAGGTTCAATTGCAACGTCAACATACAATTCATTTCGATCAATACGATCTGGTGTATTGTTGGTGTCATCACAAACTACCAAATAGTCGTAAATACCACGTTTGGCTATCAAGTCGTTACATACACTTTCAATTGCTTGTTTGATTTGATCACGTGTGATCTTGTCATTGGGTTCAAACAAGAAACCGTTAGCTGTTGCTTGGAATATCACACGCAAGTAGTTGGTCAAACGTGCCACATTCACACGGTCCATGCTGGATGTCACTGGATTACGTGTTTTCTGTCCATATACCACTAGACCTGTAGTGGTCAACAATGTGATCGGATTGATGTTTAGTGGATACAATGCATCACGCAATTGTTGGCTAATGCCAGTAGTGATAAACAAACCACTGTTGGCATCCACATAACCAATCGAAGTTGCATTGTCAACTAGGCCACGACGTGTACCAGCTGGTGCAAACCATGGATAGCTCACGCTGTCGCTACGTAGATATGTGCGTAGTGCAATGTGGCTTGGTGGAACCACAACTTCGTGTCCGCTCAAATCATTGGTCATTGCGCTGGGATAGTACAATGCCACATAAGGGTCATGGTTAATAGCTTCGGTTGCATTGTAGTTGGTGATAGCAGTAACATTGGCTGGCAATGTCATTGGGGTGTCACCAATAATAAATCCAGTGTCGTTACGATCGTTGTTCAATTGAATCATGTTTGCTACTAGTTCAGGATAACCGGGGCAAACAATCAAACTGAAGTTGTAACGATCTTCACGGATATCCAAGCTGCTGTCAATAGCTGCTTTAAGAGCTTGTACAACCAATGCACGTTGAGCATGATGTCCAGCATATGGTGTACCATCTTCTCTCAAGCCGCTTTCGGTAACCCATGTTGCAGAAACTGCTGGCAAGCTCATGTTAGGATATGCTCTAGCATTGAAGTAGTTGCCAACAAAACGTTTGATGTTATAACCACTGCGACGTGTGTTAAACAACAATGTGCCACGTGGATACAATTCATAGTTGGGAGCGTCTAAGTCAATATAGTCACTGTTTTGTAATGCAGCAATGCTTGGGTAAGCGCCACTGATGGGGTCAGTAGTACCAGTATTGTCCCAACGAGCATCAGCAAACACAATACCATTTTGGCTGATGGTGTCAGTGTTGTCAATTTTAACCCAGCTGCCCAATGAGCTGTAACGATATAGACTTGGCCAATTTTCCAAATCACCAGTGTCTAACCACAAATCACCAGCCACTAGTGAAGCACCAGTGCTTTGTGTGATTGGTTGACTAGCTGTAACAATAGGACCATTGGGGTCAGTGTTTTGCAAATTGTATCCGCGGCTGTCGCGTGGTACATTTTTGTAGCCTTTCCAGCCGTCAGTGTCGCAAACCATGATGTCAATTTCAGTTGGATCACTATAATACCATAGTGTACCATCAGCAGGTGCAACATAAGGTGCAGTAGCACTGAATGTATAGCTGGCCACTGACCAGTGAGCCAAGTTGATCGCACCAGGAACAATGTTGGGAACAACACCGACTGTGCCGCTTACAAAACCTGCTGTGGTAACTGGGTTTCTACCAGAACCGCCCATAAGGTTTTCAAGAGTAATAATACCACCAGCTAGGTGTGTAATTGTGATAATACCGGCTGCTGTTGTTGATGCGGTCACGTTAGGAATGTTGGCTGCAAGAACACCAGAAACAAAAGCTGCAGCAGTTGTACCATTAATGGTGACAGTGTATGTGTTTGGCGAGCTGCTACCTGGCACAGAAACAATCATGTTGAATTGATCTTGTGGGGTAAATGTACCAGCTGCTTGGCTGCCTTTTACTGCAGTAACGCCACCAGTTGTAGATGAATAAAATTTGAAACTCAAATTACCATCATTGTTGGTGTTGTATTTAACAAAAATAGTGCCGGCTTGAATGTTCAAACCACCACCAGCTGAATCGAGGCCGTTTAATGCAGCGAAACCATCAGCATACAAAGGTGCTGCTAGTGTGTTCCATGTGCCCAATGCTGCGTTGTATTGGTTAAACACAAAGTTAGCACCGTTGCCAGAAGCAGTGGTTTTAACCCAAATACTGCCACTTGGTCTTGGAATAGCATCCAATTTGTGCCACGCAGGCACTTGTGCATATGTGCCATAATGTATAACAGGCGAATAGTACATGCCAGGAGACAAGTTCAATGCTGTTGTCAATGGAGTGTTGGCTCCGTCTACTAATTGTATAGCACCATCAGCATCGGTACCGTTGCTTTCAGCAGCGGCAGTTGCGTACAAGATCAATGCACCAGTGATGTCTAGGTCAGCATATACACCAGGAATACTTAGTGCATTAATGATATCACGGATAGCTGAGATTTCGTTAGTGCCGCTGGGAATTGATACAGTTGTTCCGTTAATGGCAAAATCTGCAGCAGAAACAATGTTGACACTGGTATTGCCGCTGGTCGCAGCAGGTACGCTGCTTTGCCAATCAGCACTGCCAACTTGAACCCAAACGTTCATGCTGTTTTTGTAGAACACATAGTTGTTGGTGTCGTTGACAACCACCGCATAGCTGCCGATAGTACCAAAACTTTCTTTAGGGAAGTGAATTCCATTTTCTACCACGGTATCAGCTGTGCTAGTGATAACAGTGGGTTCCATGTCAACAAAAGTGTCGGCATTTTGATCATATTCAAACAAGCCCCAGTGTGTCTTGGCTGTGTCGAGCCAGTTGGTACCATCAAATGGTGCACCAATTGGACGTACTGTGGTACCAACCAATTGATCCAAATCAATGTCGGCACGCATGACCCATGCTAGGTTACCTAGACCCAAGGCGCTGTAAGCTGCCAATAGGCCATATTCATTTAGTTCATTGCCATTAAGTGGTGTACCAGCTGAACTCAAACGGAAGTTTGGAGTACCAAAAGTGGTCACTAGATCACGTTGACTAGCAATGCCGTATACTTTACCAGCATTAGCTTTTGTAGTGCCGGGTGCAATTGCATTGTTATACATTTTGTTTTCTGAACTAGCAAACAAAATAAAGGGGATGGTGCCTACTGCTGTAGGTAGATAGGTGCTTTGGTCGATAATCGTTACGCTTGCGCCTGGAGATACTAATGCTGCCATAGTTGTTTCCTTTTATAAGAACATTGTAGTTATTTATTATGCAACATGCAAAAGTAGGTCGTTGTTGGTCCTTTGCAACGAAATAGGATTAAATACGTTATGGAAGCAAGAAAGATGTGCCCATGTGGTGCAAACCCAGTGGCAGTTAATTATATCAAACAAGGTCGCACACACTATCGTACCCTGTGTACCCCGTGTATACATAAAGGACGAAAGAGTAAACCGCCAGCACCCAGCTGGTTTCGGTCAGGGTATAGAAAAAAACCACATTGTGAAAAATGTGGTTTTAAGGCCAAGTATCCCGAGGATCAACTTAGAGTGTTTTATCTAGATGGCAACTTGAAAAACAACACCAATGTCAATCTCAAAACAATTTGTTTGAATTGCCAACCTGAGGTATATCGATCTAGGCTACCTTGGGCTGCTGCTGTAATTGTACCAGATTTTTAATTTGATCGTGCAGTTCGTCAATGGTGCCATCATTGGTCAGTGTTGCATCAAACTCGGTACCAGCCCATGATGATTCACTGGAGTGAATGTTTAAACGTTCAATTTTGACCTTGCTCAAGGCCCATGTGGTATTGCCAACTGGCCCACGATTTACACTGGCTGCAGCATCAAACCATTCAGGTTCGCTGCCACGACGTATACGAACCACAATGCCTCCGGCGGCACGTATGGCTTTAATCTCGTTTGGAAACCTGCAATCACTGATGACAACGTCGGTACGGATCTTACGCAATTTGTTTTCTAGGCTAGCAATCCAGATGTCGTCGTGGAAGCCTTGACGGCAAACTTCTGTACCCCAATGTTGCAATACCCAGCGTGGAGTAAGCTGAGGCATGTCAAGGCGTTGGCTCCACCAAGGGTCCACTTGTTCGCGCCAGGCACGTGCACCTGGGGTTAGACCTTCTAGGTGCTGGCGATCCCACCCAAATATCAATGCCACTGCATCTTTAAGACTTGATGCAAAACTCTCTCGTTGAAATCCATACGAACTTACCAAGTAATCGGCTGCAGTATCCTTGCCTGAGCCAATAAAACCTGTGATGCCAATAATCATGTGCTTGCCCCTTTGTAATATTTTACAACAATATTACAACTGTATCTAACAAAATGGTCAATTAGCCTGTGATCCAAGTCAATGGTTGCGCCCCATCAACATAGTTCTTCAAGTCTTCCTCTAATTTTTCCATCTCGGCTTGTGCTTCTTGTTTTAAGGTTTCGCCGTTCAATGTGGTGCCACCTTGTGGACCAGCAATAGATCCGAACTTGCTACGAGCTTCACCCACAATGCGTTTGGCAAAACTGTAAGCATAGTCTTGCAACCAGGGGAAAGCCATGTAGTCGTTTAACAGCATAGAGTCCGGTTTCTGATTGTAGATCCACAGCAACACAGTTTCGCTGGGAACATCGGTCATGGGGTTCCAAACTTGTGTGCTACGCAGATCATGTGTTAACACTTGAGTGGCCTGTAGCGGTGTTACTGCTTTCACTGTTATGGTGGTGCCCAAGTAATCCACTGTATCAATTACATAATTGTTGTTATAGCCGCCCACATGACAGTTGGCAATGGTGATAACATCACCAGGACTCACGGTCCACACTTGAGAAGTCACAATTGTAATGGTACTACCAGCAGTCAATCCCGATGAGTACAAGGCATTTAACGGTATGTAATTGTGATAGGCAGCCGGCATCTTTCTCACCAGAGTGATCTTTTTAGTCACTGGATTCCAAGTGTAGTTCATGAAGCCACCAAACATCTTCATGGCCAACTTTTGATAGTCAGCAAACAGTTCGTAGTTGGTCAAGCCACCTACACGTCCAGCAACCAGCATGTAGGTATTCAGATAGCCACTGGCAAATGGCTCAAATTGACTGGCAGTGGTACCAGTTATACTACCAATACCGCGTCTGAACACTTGACGCACTTGCATGATTTCTTGCGGCAGTATGTATTCTTGTACTTCGGGTAGTAGATCCAAAAAGGCATAGCTTTCTTCCACGCTGTTGGCGCTACGCTGACGATATTTGATCAAGGCCTGCTTTAGGGCCAGCTCGTAGTGTTCTTTGTCTAGTTCAACATCAACAATTTGATCACCTAGACGCAGCCTAATGTAGTCGTAAATTTCACTACGTTTGATGTTCAGTGCAACCAGCTGACTGTCATCAAAAGCGATTCGGCCTGGACCACCAAGATTGTCAGTTTGTATACTTAATGTATTGGGCTTTAACCCAGGTTGTAGTGTTGCCATATAAAATCCCGTTTAAAGTATTTATCTTTAAACGGGGTGGCACACTTGTTACGCAGCCTTCAACAGCACACAGTCGGCATTGATACGACCGTTTAGCAAGATCTCGGTGGCTCGTATGTCTCTAAGGAAGGTGCGTAGTGCCACCTTACCGGCTCGAGCAAACTCTGCCAACTGTTCAGCCGGCTTACGCAGAGTCTTGGCCACTGATTTCTGTTCATCAAAGTCGGCAATGCTGGCGCCTTTGACTGTCAGGGTCTTGTATGCACCTGCAATGTATCGTCCCAGTTTACGAGTCTTGGTGTTGTAGACCCATAGCTCGCTGGCACCCACAATGTCAGCAGGATTGATACTGACCAATTTGAGTTCTTTGTGCTCTTTGGCATACTTGAGTTTGGCGATCACTTTCTCTTTGCTGGGTGCCTTTTTAACACGAGCTTTTTTGGTGGCTTTCTTGACACCACGATACTGCTCGATGGCGGCCAGCAATTGATCAATAAACGCATAGATACGTCTAAAGTCTGTGGCCTTAAGGAATCGGTAACCTTCAACCAATTGTGCATCAGCCTTGGCCTGTGCTTGCTCAAGTTCGGATCGTACTCGAGTGTAAACAGCTTCATATTTGCCCAACTGACTTTGCGGCACATTGTTTGAACTCAAGTAGTCGTAGGGTTTGAAGTCAACTCGATTGCCAGCTACAACTTCGTCGAAATGGCCTTCGATCTCACCAATTAACTCACTGGTGCGTTCGTTCAAACGATCTTGAATACTGGGACGATACACTTCGGGCACAGCAGTGGTAGTGGTCACTGTTTCCACTTCAGGGGCTGTGGCCATGATTGCGGCTCGAATGTTCTCGTTCAAAAACTTCACATGTCGTTCTTTGAGCGGCATACCTGCACGATGAGCCATGATCAGACTACATGCTGTCATCGAAATGCTCTTGTCTGCACTACGGTCAAAGGTCTTGACATCGTCTTTGGTGTATTCTTTTACAGTACGCATCCATTCAACCACGTACTTTTTGGTATCTTTTTGGCTGTAATAATAATTGTAGTAGTAGAAACTGCGGCGCAGGTGATGATCAAATTCGGTATCGGTCATGCTCAAGGCACGTTCAGTGTCCCATGCCGGTTCACCACCGGTGTATTTTTCATCAAAAAAGATAGGATTGCGGGTTTTTGCTTGTTTTGTTTTGATTTTAACGCCAGCTACTGTTGCCATGAGTACTCCTAAATCTAGTCACTAAGCTCGTATTATACACTAGTTTTCCCTGATTGTCAAGTGTTATTTAACAGGATGCACAGCCCGCATATGGCTAAATACTAAAAAGGATCCGTTTTTATGCCACGTCTCAGTCTCTGGCGGGAAAATTTCTCGAATGATTACAAATACATTGATCGCAACATCAGCGAACAATTCACTGTGGGCGGAACTGGCGTATTGGTACACAAATACCTTGGCACCAAAACTGATCCAACTTCTAACAATGCCGAAATTCCCAATTACCCAAGTCAAAGTGCACAGAACATACAAGACTTGCTGTTTTTGGAAAACCGAGATCGCAAATACGATACCAGTGTGTACAGCATGCGCGGTATCTATCAAGTCAGTGACAGCGACTTTGACCTGACTCAGTTTGGTTTGTTCTTACAAACTGGAACTGTGTTTATGACCTTCCATATCAACGACATGGTGGCCACCTTGGGACGCAGAATAATGAGCGGCGACGTGTTGGAACTCATGCACCTTAAAGACTACGAAGCATTGAATGATTTGCCAGTGGCCTTGAAACGTTTCTTTATTGTGGGCGACTGCAGTAAAAGTAGTGAAGGTTTTAGCCCCACTTGGTGGCCGCATTTGTGGCGTTGCAAAATCAGTCCGTTGGTGGACAGCCAAGAGTACAAAGACATCTTGAACTTGGTAGAAACCACAACCGATGCTGCCGGCAACACAGTGCCTGTTGGTTCTTTGAGCACCTTGTTAAGCACCTACAACAAATACAGCAACATCAATGATGCTGTGATTGCACAGGCCGAAGCCGACTTGCCAATGAGCGGTTACGACACCACAGTGATTTATGTCAAACCACTGACACTGAACACCCAAGGCAACATAGGAGATCCATTGGGACTAAGCGCAGACAATATTTCTACCATAGATGCATCGCTCACAACCATCAGCAGCGACAAGAGCATAGTAAGCCCAGATCAAAAGGTAAAAGGTTATCTAGCCGGCGACGGACTAGCACCAAACGGATTGCCAGTGGCATCGGGTATCGCGTTCCCACCAAATCCCATTGCCGGCGACTACTGCCTGCGTGTGGACTATTTGCCAAATCGACTGTTCAGATATGACGGCAACAGATGGACCAAGGTTGAAGATGCGGTGCGTACCAACCTTACACCCGGTGCCAGCGATAATCAAACTCAACGCAGCAAGTTTGTCAACAACACACGAACTCACACCAACAGTGGTGGCAACCAAGTACCTAATTTGCAGGGTCTTAGTAACGCACTCAAACCGCAAGCGGATAATCTATGACCACAGCCTATACCACTTTTTTCTACGATAGACAAATACGTAGATTCTTACAACAATTCATTCGAATGATCAGCAACTTTCAAGTCGAAATGGGCAGTGATGCCGCTGGCAATCGAGTGCTACAGCGTGTGCCTGTGTTCTACGCCGATGCCAGTCGCCAGGCCAGCCAAATCTTGCGCGGCAACAGCGAGAATACCATCAAGAGTGTGCCGGCCATGGCTGTGCACATTGCTCAGATAGTGTATGATCGCGAACGAGTTCAAGACCCTACATTTGTCAGTACACTGAATGTTAGAACCAGAGAGTATGATCCTGCCACTGGTCAGTACACCAATCGACAGGGCGGTGCTTACACAGTCGAACGTTTAATGCCAGTGCCGTATAAATTGACTTTGAAAGTGGATGTGTGGACCAGCAACACCGAGCAAAAACTCATGTTGTTGGAACAGCTGATGATTTTGTTTAATCCAGCACTGGAAATACAGAGCACCGACAACTATGTGGACTGGACCAGTTTGAGCTATGTGTTGTTGACCGACATCAGCTGGACCAATCGCAGTATTCCAGCCAGTACCGAAGAAACCATTGACATTGCATCCTTGACCTTTGAGTTGCCAATTTGGGTCAGTGCTCCAGCCAATGTCAAACAGCTGGGTGTGGTACAAAAAATTGTCAGTACAGTATTTGATGCCAACGGTGCCCTGTTACCCGAATCATTCAACGACGATGGTAGCCCAGCATCAACATCTACACAGATGACCAATGCAGCTTACACTTTCTTGAATTATAATGTATACTATCAAGGTAACACCTTGCAACTGATGAAAACCACAGCCGCTATAGAATTATCGCAATCACACCACCAGTGGGCACCCTTGGTTGATCAGTACGGTAAACTAAAAAATGGCATAAGTCAAATTAGACTCATGCAGGCCAATGGATCTGAAGTGTTGGGCACAGTGGCCTATCACCCCACTGATGGCTCGTTGTTGCTGTTTACACCCTACAACGACACGCTGCCAGTAAATACTCTGGATCCAGTCAATGCCATCATTAACCCACAAAATGTCGACATTACCAGCACTGGTCTATTGAATCCTGCAGTTAGAACAAGATACTTAATCTTGCACGGCATTGGGTCAGTGTACAATACCGATGCTGCAGCCATATGGAACAATCACGGATATCCTCAGCTGATAGCCAACGCCAACGACATCATTGAGTACACTGGCACACACTGGATCGTGATATTCAACAGCCAAGACATCAAAGATGTGCACTATGTTACAAATCTAAAAACTGGTACTCAGTATCGTTGGCAAGATGGCGGCTGGGCCAAGAGTGTTGAAGGCGAATACAGCGCCGGCAATTGGAGTTTTATTCTGTGATCGAGAGTACTGGTGCACTGATTTACTGTACTCAGACCAATAGATATTTGTTTTTACTACGCAACGGTAGCAAGTATCAAGGTACTTGGGGATTGCCGGGCGGCAAACTAGAAGCCAATGAGTTGGTCAGTGTGGGGCTAGCTAGAGAAATTGAAGAAGAACTTGGCGGGGTCATTCCCGGCTGCAAGTTGATACCGATTGAAACATTTACCAGTGACAATGGCAAGTTTGCTTATCACACATTCTTAATTCCAGTTGAACAAGAATTTGTACCCTTTTTGAATCACGAGCATAGAGGCTATGCGTGGGTACGATTAGAAGATTATCCCAAACCGTTACATCCGGGAGTTTGGCGCACCATTAACTTTGACATAGTGTCAGCCAAGATACGCACCGTGGTGGCCGCAATCAAGGCGTAAAGAAATCAGGAAATTGGGCAATGGCCCAGGCCAGTGCGTCAGTTTCATCATCAAATTTGCCACCATGATCGCTGTGGTGTGGTTGTCGTACCACTTCCACACCACGTTCCAGTATGGTCAAACCAGTTTTGTCATCGTATGTATAGGTGTATTGTTCTTTAAGGCGCATACAATATTTATCACTCAACAGTAAAAGTGCTGGATCCTATGTGTTTGCATAACACAGTGGTATCTGCATATAATCGGAATCCGCGTGTGCGTGCCTTGGTACAGAAATCAATATCCTCAGATATGGTGTTGGCATGATCAATTGCTGAGTGATACACAAAATGTGGGTACGGAATAGCTCTAAATACCTCGCCCTTGATCAAGGCGCAGCCAAAGCCGCAACTGGCAATTTCCACTAATCCACGCCCACGAATCTTTTCGTAAGGTATGTGTGTGACTCCACCGCGATCATTGGGTTCATACACTTCCAAGGTATGACGTCCAGGAATACGCTGTATATACAGACCAGACACAATGTCACAATCATGTGCCAACAGTTTGGACAGCGTATCGGGCGGGAAGGCCATGTCGCTGTCAACTGCAAACAAGTAATCATAACCTTTGACCACCCAGTCAGCAATCAAGTTACGCACTTGGTCAACATTGTAGCCGTAAAAATACTGGAACACAGCTTGGTATCCTGCAGGTATGACTAAATCATAAATGCTCTTGAATGTTTCAGCTTCAATATTTCTAGCTGTGGGAATGGCAATCAAGATGGTTTTCTTTGCTTGTGCTGTAGGTGTTGGTGTTGCCACTATAGTTGGACTTGGTCGACGACTGATCACTGCAGCATTGATGTTTTGTGTAGTGGCATTGACCTTGTAGTCGTTCAAGGGATTGACATCGTTGTAGTTGTACACAATGTCTTGTAGGCAACGTACTTGATCGGGATCGGCTGCTTCGATCAAACTGTAGAATGTGCTGCCATCGCCGCCAGCACCATACCAGTTGCCAGCATCGTCTTGGAAGTTGCTGTCGGGAATGCCTGTGATCAACCGCTGTTTAAATGTACGCAGATGTGTATAGGGCAATATCCAATTGAACTTGTGTTCGCGATAGGCTCGGCGTTGGCGTATGGCTTGTGGATAGGGCTGGCTGATCAGGGGAATGTTGTCGGCCATGCTCCAGCATGAACCGTAAGTGAATTCGGTATTGCCATCGTATACTGCATTGTAGTAAGTAAAGATGGTGTTGTCGTTGACTAGGCTGTCGTCGCCATCTAGTATCATGACAATGGATTCGGGATCGGGTAAAGATCTAAACACCGATAATTGGTTGGCCACTGCACCACGATTTTCAGTGTTTTCAATCACAGTGAATTTGGCTCTGATGTCATCGGGTAGTGCTGCCAGTGCGGCATGCAGGTTGGTTGATGTGGCATCAGTGCTGGCATCGTTTACCAGGTACACTTGATAGTTGTCATAGTCTTGTGCTGCGATACTGTCAATACATCTGGCGATGTAATTTTCGCAGTTGTAGAAAGTGCTCACTACCACAATGGGCTGTTCGCGACCGGGGCGATACGATTCCAGTTCAATAGTGTTGTGAAATCTGCGGCCGTAAATCTTGTGTATACGGCGATTGATTTGACTGACCTCACGATATTGGTCACGTGGCAAATATGCACCAATCTTTTTGTAAATGTGCTGTTGCCATTGTTGTGCCACGGTGCCCCATGAAGCTATGTCCTTGACAATGTTGCAGTAGTATTGTTTTTGCTGATGCAGGTAACGATCATTGTAGGCCCGTACAGTCATTTCAACAAACTTGTCAATTTGTGCATCTGTGTTGATATCAGGGAACAAGTTGTTGGGCTCTACTGGATAGTCTATTAGGTAGCAGGCACGCTCTAGTGCCACTTCTTCTAGCGCACCAAATCTACAGGTCAAGATTGGGGTATTGTACAACAGGCTTTCCAGTGCACTGATACCGTATGTTTCAGGAAACATGGCCGGGTAAATGGTGTAACTGGCCTGTGCCAAAGTTTCAGCTACCACACGCTGTGGTACAACTCCAGTGAACTCCATGTCCAAGGCCAAATTGGCTGGATCTGAACTCATGGCACGCCATTCAACTTCTTGTGCATCAGGTGCTGCAGTTGAACCGAATTTGTAAAAGCCACCTAAGATTTTTAATCGTGCTCGAGGCAGCAGTTTTTTGACTCGAGGCCACACACGTTTGACCAAGACTGACATGCCTTTGCTGACTGCAGCATTGTACACAAACAGGTCAGGATCCTTGGCCGTGATGTCTACTTCGGGTATGTAGTTCACTGCACCATTGCGTGTCATGAATATTTTGTTTTTGAGCACTTCATAGTTGCGACGACGACCATGCTGGCAGTTGGTCACATATGTGGTATGGAAGTCACTGAGCGTAAAGATGTCGGTGATGCGATTGCTGACTGCCAATTCTTCAATTAGGTTGTCGCCCAAGCAAAAGGTGTCATGCATCCACAGTATACGCATCTTGGCGCGACTGACAATTCGATCATATAGATTCATACCAGCATAGGGCATGGCACGACCATCTCCCAAGCGGCCATAGTCTCTGGGATCGGTAAACGGAATCACAGTTCTAGAACTGATGACTACATCAAACGTCCAGTCTTGTGCTAGTTCACCGAGCAGTCGATAAGTGACTCCGTCGTAGACACCAGGCCGTGCAGTATCCGAGCAGTTGTTGAAAACTGTAACGTCAAAACCCAGCTGTTGTAATTCACGTGCCATTAGTGTTGCGGCACTTTCGCTTCCACCCAAACCTTGTTTGGCCAAAGTAGACCCATCGTAGGGTATACCAATTATGTCGATGATGGCAATATTCATGCATTTATTTACTGTGTGCCGAAAGGGTATCATAAATTTTGATTCGAAAAAATATCTGAGTTGACATTTTTACCCTATAAATATTACTATCAATTAACAGGAATTTCAATATGTCAGTTTGGATAGCAGGTATCACACGCGGCCACAACGGGGCCGTTTGCCTTTTACGAGATGGTGAAATTGTGTTTGCCATTGAAGAAGAGCGGTTGACTCGACTAAAGTATGACGGCTCGCCCATGGCAGCAATGACCAAGATTTTAGAGTATACTGATCGTCTAGACTACATGGTCATGGCACATACTGATCAGCTGGGATCGCAAGGAAAAGTTGATTATACTGCAGAAGATGTGTACACCAGTCTAGCCAGAAAATTAAAATTAATTGGGCCTATTAATAGAGACTTACCGCTAAATTCAAACAACACCATTGCCCATCCGCAAGTGATTGATTTGGGCACCATGCATCATCGTTTACATGCTGCGTGTGCGTTCTATCGTTCAGGATTTGATCAGGCCACAGCAGTTATAGTTGATGGCGCCGGAAGTGTATATTGGCGTGGAAATGATCGTCAGTGGGAAGTTGAAAGTATTTTTACCTGTAGTTACCCAAACATACTTGATACTGTGTTTGCACATAGAGCAGGCAAAGGCCCATGGGCCAGTAGCTATTTCAGCAAATTTAAAGATTCAGACGCACCACCAGATGCAAATACATTTGAGTTATTAGATGATGCATCTGTGGGCATTGTTAAAGCCTACGAAGCGGTGACATCATATTGCGGTTGGGGCGAAATTGAGGCTGGTAAGACCATGGGTTTATCACCATATGGGCGACCAAATGCAAATATTCCGCCCATCTATAACGATGCTGCCGGCTCTTGGATACACGGTAACCGAGATTTATTTGTCACCAACTACCCGCAAGCGGCTTATGTAAACATTGGAGAATGTCCAGAATTAGACGACCCAGCCGAAGTACGAGAATCTATAGTCGATGTGACCATGCTACAAAATCGCAGAGATCTTGCGTATGCAGTTCAAACACAAAGCCAAGAGGCGGTATTAAAAATTATACTCAAGGCTGTGGAAAAAACTGGATGTAAAAATGTTGTACTGTCTGGCGGTTATGGATTAAACTGTGTTGCCAACTATTACTACCTAACTAAACTAAATGAGCTGGGCATTAATCTTTATGTTGAGCCCATCAGCAGTGATGCAGGAACCAGCATTGGTGCCGCGCTGTTTGTTCACCATAGTATAATGAATACCGAGCGTCCAAAACCTAGGGCATCAAGTTTGTACTTGGGTTTTGAATACACATATTCAGCTGATGATATTCGTGCTGTGGCCGAAAAGTATCAAGCTGAAACAAGCACGGTGACCAATCATGATGTGGTGCAGTTGTTACGCAACCGTAACATTGTGGCGGTGTTCCGAGGTCGTAGTGAAAGTGGCCCTAGAGCACTGGGCAATCGCAGTATCTTGTTTGATCCCACTGTGCCCAACGGCAAAGATTTTGTCAACAGCGTTAAACATCGAGAATATTTTAGACCTTTTGCCGGCAGTATCTTGCACGAACATGTCAACGAGTGGTTTGACATGCGCGGCATGGAAGAGAGCCCGCACATGATGTATGCTGTCAACTGCCAACCCGGCAAAGGTGAGCTTGTTCCCAGCATTATTCATGTGGACGGTACTTGCCGTATTCAAACAGTCAAGCGTGAACAAAATCCGCTATATTACGATTTGATATCAGATTTTTATGCCGAGTCGGGTGTTCCTGTTATTTTTAACACCAGCTTTAACCTGGGCGGCGAACCTTTAGTGGAAACACTGGATGATGCTGTACGCACTTTGGCCAATAGCGATATTGAATATCTGTATCTCATGGAATTCCAAACCCTAATTACTGTAAAAAATCATACTGGAGATTAACTTGACACGACCACGAGCATATTTCATTAACGGCGGCGCTGGCCGTGTGATTGCATCTATTCCAGCGTTTGAACAATTGGCCAAAGTGGACAAAGACTTTATCATTGTTTGCGAAGGCGGCAGCGACCTCTATCGTGGGCACCCAGTGTTAGACCGCAGAGTATTTGAACACTGGCACAAGGGACTGTTCAATGATCACCTCAAACATCGTGACTTGATCACCCCCGAACCCTACCGCGTATGGGAATACTACAATCAAAAATGTAGTCTAGCGCAGGCTTTTGATATTGCCATCAATAACCAAGGTGTTCGCAATTTGCCGCCACCAAGTTTGCATTTAAACAAAATGGAAATTGCAGATGCTTACAAAATAACACAGGATATTCGTAGCAAGCTGGGGTTTGAAAAATTAGTTGTTGTGCAGCCGTTTGGTCGTAGTGTCAGCAACAGTGGCGGTTTGATTGTGGATCCCACATCAAGAAGTATTGCTCAGCAAGATCTAATAGAGCTAGTGAATATCTTGAAGAAAGACTATGGTGTTGTTGTCATGAGCGAATTGGGCGATGTGCTAGGCGACAGCAATCAGGGAGTGGCCCAGCCCAGAATTCCGCATATACGTATTTGGGCAGCGGTAATTGAGTTATCAGATCACTTCATTGGCTGTGACAGCGTGGGTCAACACATAGCTCGTGCACTGGGCAAAACTGCCACTGTGGTCACAGGATCAACATTTCCCATCAATGTAAGCTATCCCGATTGCAGCGATTTTGACATTATTGATGCTGGTGCTAAAACAAGACAGTATAGTCCCATTAGAATCTCCATGGAAGATCATATCGAGCGCAACAACGACCAGTGCATGGAACTGACTTCAGACATGAAATCACAGATCTTGAAAAGTGCTAGAAAACGATTGGGTAAATCAGTTAAGTCAAGTGCAAAAAATACAACATTGTCACCAAATTATACCAATACACACTCGCACCATGAGCATGTTTTAACTTGCGACACTGCAGTAAGACCTGAACCTGGTTTTGCTATGAATCCGATTTCTCAAACTATAACTGCAGAAAACACCTACATGAAGCCAGCAGAGTCTATCACACTAACTGCTACCGGTGTTTAACCAGTCCACTGCTGTCGAGATTGGCTTAGTAGTTGATTTGGAGCTAAAGAAGCTGATGGATTTACATAAGCCGATGTCAAGAATATAAATGTGGTGCCACCACTATTAATATTGCCATCGGTTGACAGCGATACACCGCCGCTGGTGTTGATAGTTAGGAATGCGGTAACTGAACTGGTTACTGGGGTAGACATCCAGGTTATTGGCACTGAAGTAAATGCCGATCCCGTAGTAGGATAATTCCAAGTTGATACTATAGCCAAGCCACCATCGTAGTCAGGCATGGTTGTAGTGGTTGCAATGGTTAACTCATTTATAGGATGTCGACGAGCATCAGCAAAGACCACTTGTCCTTCCATGTACGGAGTCCAAGATCCGGTTAAAGGTGTATTAAATGTCCAAGGACTATTGCCATTGTAACTGGCAGCATTGTAAATAGCAAAATCTAATTCAATGATACGTCCCTGATACCAGTAGTCCATGCTAAAATTAAGACTACCACGAACCAGCCGCGAATTGGCCAATTGTAAATTTGCTGACCACGGATTGGTGGGATTTCCGTGTCCGTATAGTACTACATTGTCTGCAGGGTAACCCGATGGAACAAACTCAAGCGAGTCTTGAGTTTGACTTATAATATTACCCCACCCAGCAACAAAGACTGGGTTACCCGTAACAGTTATTTGTAGTTCCTGATTCGGATTAGGGTAACTCGGATTTAATTCACCAATTGGCATATACCGTCCAGGTTACGCGGCTGCTACAGTACCAACAATCTTGGCATTGGCGCTAGAAATAACCACAATACCCACAATGGTATCAGCTGATGTAGATGTTGTAACTGTGGCTGCATAAGTGCCATTGTTAAATGTAATACCCGGAGTTGCAGTTTGTCCCACAATTGACAACGTGACTGTGGTAGCTATACGCTGTCCTGCATAGTTATACACATTGACTGTAATGTTACCGTTTATGTTACTACCAGTATACACAAAACTAGTGGTAGGTGCAGTAATTATCAAGGTCTCGCCGACACTGGCTGAAATAACATCAATGTAATTTGATGTCACGTTAGATGTCAAATTAGCAGTAGTATAAACTGTGTTAGCAGTCCAACCACCATTGTTGTTAATAGTTGTTGTATCTACCACTTGTGTAGCCCAACGACCGTTGTGATCTTTAAACAATCTGCTGGCAATGTAAGGCATGGTGCTTTGATATTGATACAGCCCGGTTGTGGCATTCAGGGTCAACACAATGTCGTTACCAAATGTAGCACCAGCATATACTGTGTTCCAGTAGGTGTCCAAGGGGCAGAAATATCTAGGTGCATAGGTTGCTAGTGATACATAGCCTAGGTAATAGGCATTGAATCCAACATCATCTAGGCTCCAGCTCCATACTCTAAACATGGCACCAGCACCAGAATCCAAGTTAAATGTATTAGCAATACTCACTAAACCGGTACCGTTGGTGTTATACACGCCCATGTGCAGGCGTTTGACACTGTTGGTGTCTACGCTGTACCACACACGATTGACAGTTTGTCTACGGAAGCTGGCATTGTTCAATTGACTGTTAGCAGTGCCGTTGTGGCCCAGTGCAGTATAGATTGATGTAATCTGCGCTGCGGTCATTGACTGTAAAGTGTAGGCTTGAGCTGCTGCTGCACCAGTTGACGAGGTAAGAGTGTATCTACTGATGGTCATGGTATTAGCAGTATCTGCACCACCAAATGCAATGTGGTAGAATCTATAGGCCACTGTGTCATCTTGGTCCGGCTGTGATGGAATTATTAGTCCACTAATACCTTTCTTGATGTTGTAAACCACTGTGGTCACAGTGGTATTGGCATTATATTGACGCAAGGTCAAACGCACGTTTCCAGATGTAGTGGTGTCTACCCCTTGTACACCGCCGTTAAGAGCATTGTAGTGGAAGTACCATTTGAACGGAGGTGCATTTTGTATCAATGTTCTAACACCGTATTCAGCAGTACCGCTGGCAACGCCATAGTTAACGTAATTCCCGTAAACATTATTTGAGCAGACCCCGCTAAAACTACATGTAGAAGCAACACATAGATTGACCCGACAAGTAGTACCATAGTATAATTGATCAGCTATTGAATTTGATTGTAATCCGGCAATGGTGCATTGAGCAGGAAAATTAACAAGAGCATAGTTACAACTACCTCCTCCCCCTTGATTACATGGGCAAACGGCATTCGGTACTGTATAATTTGTGGGTGTGTCACCGTAGGTGTATTCAGGCATGGGGAAACAATTGGCATAGCAATTGGCACAGCATCCTTGTACGAATGCCAATTGATACATGTTTGATTGTGGCACAAAGCAAGAAAAATTCCCACCAGTGTCCTGTACTATCAAATAATTATACATGGCACAACAGTTAGTGGCGTTATTGCAACCTGAAATTGAATAACAACTAATGCTGCCGTACGGCAATGCTTGTGTGTTAGTGTTACTGGGTGTAGGACATACCAATGTAATAATCCCATTCCATGCAGCACAGGTTTGGCAACTACCAGGCAAAACGCAGCCGGTTAGGCAAGCAGTGCTGGTGCTGGTGTTTATTTGATAACATGCTGGGCCTTGGCAAGTTTGATTTTTAAAAGTTGTAATATTATTAACGCTTTGGTTAGTGCCATAATACAAAAAGCAGCCGGCTGCGTACTCACCACTGAATCTACTGCCCAATAAGTCAAATGTGCTACCTTGGTATGTGGGTTCAAACAAGCTGTCTACTGCCAGCGGGGCCACCGTACAGCCCAAATCAATACAGGCTGGATTATATTGGTAGTTGCCTACCTGTTCCAAACTGTTAGAGACTGTGTAAAATGCTCCATTGATGGTGTAATTGGTGCCACGATAACCATACTGTATGGTTTTTTCTGTTGGTGGTGGTAGATATCTTTGATAAAACTTTGCCATTATTATACTCCGGGTGTGCTGTCAACGTTGTTGTTGTCGGTTTCAGGTGGATCAAGAAACAAATGAGACATATGAGTCAAGGCCCAATCTCTAGCTTCTTGTTCGTTTTGCCATGGCACAGGATCACCCCAGGTGGGACGCAAGGGTTGATGTAACACATCCTGCCCAATTGAAGGGTCGCGAACAATCAAAATGTTATTTTGAAATATGATCTCATGTTTAACTGCCATTTAAATTCTCCAAATTAGTAAGTGGTATAGGTCAAAGTCACATACAAATCACTGGCATACAATCCATTATTGGTAACAACGATATAAATGTAATCATTGCTGGTTGTGGTGCTCCAAGGTGATGTATTGCTGGCTGGACCTGTTCCAGTAAATGATATATTTGATACAGTTACATCATTCAATAAAATATTTAGCTGAACGGGCTGTGTACCCGATGCTAGCACATAGGCTGTGGCCGAACTCACAGCAATTCTGCGGCCGGGATACCATCTTGTGGTATACGAAGTGCTGTAGCCCACTGGCAGCGTGCCCGGAGTATAAACTGTGTTGCTCAAGGATGGATTGGATCCAATTGATGCTCCGTTGGCCAGTAGACTCAGCACGTTGCCCACGTTGCTGTTGAACACTATGTTGCCCGACAACACCGGACTGGTCATGGTTATTGTGCCTGCAGGATCAGTGGTGATCTTGGCATTGCCTATGCCAAAATTTACATTGGCTGAATTAAGACTACCGCCTACGTAGACGTTGCCCACAATGCCAGCACCACCTGCAATTTGTAAGGCACCAGTAGTGGTACTGGTACTGGAAGTGGTATTGGTTGTAAACAACACATTGTTGGAGTTTAAGTTTCCACCTCCGGAACTGCCAGTATAACCTTGTATGCCTTGACTGCCGGTATAGCCATTGAAACCGGCTGATCCAGTGTAACCTTTACTGCCAGTGTAACCCACACTACCGGCGTAACCAGGAGCGGTACTGGCTGAACCAGTGTAGCCCGTGGATCCAGTATAACCTATTGAACCGGTATAGCCAGGAGCAGTACTGGCTGATCCGGTGTAACCTGTTGAGCCAGTGTAGCCCACACCCTGTGATCCGGTGTAACCCACTGATCCAGTGTAACCGGTACTGCCAGCATAACCCACAACCGGAGTCACTGCTGCAATCCAGCCCACACCGTTCCAGGTCCAGGTCATGGTACCGTAAACATACGTTTGGCCTATCGAGGTTGGGACTGGAAAGTTTATCATGTTTAGTTAATGCTTTAGTTTGTATTTACCAGAATTTTGTTATAGTGTATGTACGGTTGAATTTATTTAGATGATGTAAACGCAGGCCAATATAGTGAAGTTGAATTGATTCCAACGCCTGCAATCGTGCCAGCAGGGCTTATGGCCGTGCTTTCTATAAAATAAGTCGTGGTGGTGACTCCGCCCATGGCAGTAATGGTTGACCAAGTGACGCCATCCGGAGAAGTGGTATACACCGCATAGTATGGAGTAGCAACAGCGTACCAGCCCACAGCTACCCATAAACTAAGAACCGAATCCCAAATCACTGAGGTAAAAATGTATTTTGTTGCAGACAAGTTGGCCGCAGCAGTCCATGACACACCATTATTTGAACTGTATGAGAACCATGGTATGTTGGTGCCCGAAAATCCTATCCATACCATTTGGCCAGCTGGGTTAGCGGCTAGACAGCGTGTGGTCAAATTGGTTGCAGTTGAATTTAGGGTAGTTGGAGTTGTCCATGTAGTGCCATTATCTGAACTGTACGAGTATACTGGATAACTACTGGCATTGGTACCAACTAGACATAAGTTTGTGCCTGACCCCAGTGCAGCAGATTTTGGTGTAAAAGTGGTGGCTGTTCCCACTGTTTGAGCCGCACTCCACGTGCTTCCATTTGTAGAAGTATAATACTGTCCGGTGCTGTTACCATTCAATTGACCAAATGCATAAAAAGTGCCACTGCTATTACAAATTACAGGAACCACATAGGTTTTAACACTACTAGATATACTGGCATAAGTCCACGATGTACCATTGGTGCTGTAGTAGGCAAAAGGATAGTAGGTGCTAAGAAATCCCACAGACACCATCAACCCAGACGAATTCACTGCTAAACCGCCTATGTTGATATTAAAAGCTCCCACAGTTGTTGGAGTGGGCCAGCTGGCACCAGTAGTGCTATTTGCATACACTAGATAATTGTTGCCGTCATACCCGGTGGCCACAAATCGGTTCAAGGTCGGACTCCAGACAACGTTGTACATGGCATACAAGCTAGTACTGCCATTCATGAGTGCTGGCGCATTAAATCCATTGAATCCGGTGGGTCTGGCACCAAACCCAAGCGCCCGCATAGACCCAGATCCCACTGAAATTATATTTGGCATTGCTTGATCCTTAAGCAAACTTGGTTTGGCTGGCAAACACCACATACGCAGCTGATCCAGTTTTGGTCACTGTGTACGAATAAATGTCAATTGAATTCGCGTTACCCGAGCTGGGTGCTGTGCCGTTTTGCCACTTGGGCGTAACAGCAGATCCGTCAACTTGGAATGCCGAAGCATAGTAGGCAGTAGCACCCTGTGTGACCATGAACGCAAAGCTCACTGATTGGCCGGTTGCTAGAGCACTGTTCAACAAGGTACTGGAACTAAACGACAAGTTCACAGTCCAGTTGGCCGAAGCATTGGCAGTATAATACAGCACCGACTGACTGTTGATGTAGTAGTTGATGGTACCAGTTGCGGCTGTGGCTGATACTGTGGTGGTTTCAGCCATGTTGGTCATCACCGTGGCAAACGAACTGGCACTGCCGTTGAATGTCTGTGTAGATGTCCAAGTGCTGCTGATGACCGGAACGCCATTGGCATAGTAGTAACCCGAACTGTACACACTACCAGCAAATATGTTGCCAGCAATGCCAGCACCACCCGAGACCTGTAGTGCACCTGTAGTGGTGCTGGTACTTGTAGTATTATTACTGGTAATGATCTGTAGTGCGGTTGTACCTGAGAATGAGCCAGTCGCACCTATTGATCCGGTATAACCTATTGGGCCAGTGGCACCTATTGATCCGGTATAACCAATTGATCCAGTATAACCTGTCGTGCCAGTAGTACCAACGGATCCAGTATATCCTACTGATCCATTATAGCCCACACTACCGGTATATCCCACTGATCCAGTATAACCAGTATTCAAATAGGGAGTACCGTTGGCATAAAAATGACGATCTGAGTAAATGTTGCCGGCAAAAATGTTACCAGTAACACCCACACCGCCAGCAACTACTAGAGCACCTGTTGTTGTGCTTGTACTAGCAGTTACAGTCACGATCGACACGTTGCCAGTGGGTCCACTGATGACCATGGGCTCAGAATAAGTTTCGCCGCCAACTGGGCCAGTGAAGGTCCAGAATTGCAAGCCGCCGCCGACTGTGCCTTGCAAGGCGCCACCACCATTGCTGTTGGCAGTCATTTGTAAACCGCCACCTGATGTGGTAAAGCTACCGGTGCCCACGCTGTTCAGTGTTAGTGAAATAGCAGAGTCGCTGGCCTGTGATATAGTACCTATACTGGCTTTTGAACCAGTTATAGTTAACCCGCTTGCAAACACGTTACCAGCAAAAATGTTACCAGTAACACCCAAACCACCCGCCACAGTCACAGCACCTGTAGTGGTACTGGTGCTAGGGGTTGCAGTTCCTCCGCCATTAAATGGAGTCGCAGCATTGTAAGTAACTGATCCCGAGTTAGTCAATGAATAATTATTAGTGCTAGAATCAGTTATATAATTGCCGGAACTAGCAACACTTAATAACAATGTAGTATTAGGAATTGCTGTTAACGGTTGGGTAGGTGGAGTAAATGACGAAGTATATACCGCAGTTCCGTTAACAAACCGGAAATTAGTCATATATCCACGAAGAGATTGATTTCCGCTGCTTCCGTCTGATCTAGCAATATATTCTGGTGCACCACTGTCGTATATACTTCCAGCGTAAGTATATGTTGTGCCCTTTTGCCCATTCAAATACATGTTGAATGAACTACCGTTCCGTACTACTGCCACGTGGTACCATGTATTTGCAGTTAGTGCAGGTAATGTTGAATCATCATTGGGATTAATTGCCCAAGAAGAAGAACTATCTGCAACTTGTAGGGTCATTCTATTAGAAGAACTGTATACACGCCACGCTATTCCTGCATAGGTTCCTACTTCTCGTTTACCGTAAAGACCGTTTTCTACTCCCAGTGTTGTTAAGTATACCCAAGCTTCTATTGTAAAATTATTGCTACCTAATACAAATGCTGAATTATTTGCATAGGTCAAATAATTACTACCGCTAAAACTTAAACTGCCACCAGTAGCGAAACCAGTGGGTGCGACCACGCTGACACCAGTAGTTACCACATTACCAGCAATGCCAGCACCACCTGAGACCTGTAGTGCGCCTGTTGTGGTACTTGTACTAGGTGTGGTGTTGCTTATGATAACTTGTTGTGCAGTTGTACCTGAGAATGTGCCTGCACTTCCTGTGTAACCCACGCTTCCAGTATAGCCCACGCTACCTGAATATCCCACTGATCCAGTGTACCCAGTGCTGCCAGTGTAACCCACATTGCCTGTGGTGCCCGTTGAGCCGGTATAACCTATCGATCCGGTATAACCAGCTGATCCAGCGTAACCCACGTTGCCTGTGGTGCCCACACTACCGGTATACCCAACGCTTCCAGTGTAACCTGTGGTGCCTGTTGAGCCGGTGTATCCAACACTTCCAGTATAACCCACCGATCCATTATAGCCCTGTGATCCAGTGTAGCCAGTTGATCCGTTATATCCCGTGCTGCCGGTATAGCCGGTTGCACCTGCGCTGGCATATGATACGCCGTTGGCCCAGAACACACCTGATGTGGTAATGACACCAGCCGTGGTGGAAATATTACCCGATGCCACTATGGCGTTAGCATATTCAGTACTGGTTATGGTTTCATAGTTCTGTGTGGTGATGTTGCCAGTGACCACCAAGTTACCACCCACATACAAGTTGCCGGTAATACCTACTCCGCCTGCTACAGTCACAGCACCTGTTGTGGTACTGGTACTGACTATTGGTGCACTGGCTCCATTAAATGGTGTTGCAGCATTGTATGCAACCGATCCCACATTGGTCAATGTTAAATTATTAACACTGGAATCGGTTATATACGCACCTGAACTGGCCACATTTAACAATAGGGCTGTGTTTGCGATGGCAGTTAAGGGTTGTGTGCTTGGTGTGAAATTGGTGGTGTATACTGCGGTACCATTTACAATTCTTAAATTACTAATATATCCTGTAAAGAGTGTACCTGCCGATGAATTATTTCTGCTACCAATATAGTTAGTAACACCGGATACTGTATAATTTGTTGTATCAGTAGCACTACTGACAGCAATACCATTCTTATATATAGTACCAACTGAACCATTTCTTACGTAGGCAACATGGTTCCATACGTTGGTTCCAAAATCGGTAGTAGAGGCATCCACCACAAGGCTAGAAGATCCGTTATACCATTCCAATTGCCCGTTTGATGCTGTGCCTCCACCCCATACAAATGCCCATGCTGTGGTATTTGTTGCATCTCTAGCATCAAATAAATATTGTAAATTTTGTGCAGATGTAAAATATACCCAGGCCTCAACTGTAAAATTATTTGTACCAAATTTATTGGTATTCCCGGGAGAGTAAGTTAAATACTGAGTTGTACCATTAAAGCTCAAGCTGCCACCGGTTGAAAAACCAGCTGGTTGTACAACTGCGATACCAGTGCTGTAAACATTACCAGCAATACCCGCACCACCCGATACAATTAGAGCACCTGTTGTAGTGCTGCTACTAGCAGTGGTGTTGCTTATGATAACTTGTTGTGCGGTATTACCTGAGAATGTGCCGGTGCTACCAGTATATCCTGTTGAACCAGTATAACCAATTGATCCAGTATAGCCGGCGCTGCCCGAATAACCCACATTACCTGTGATGCCCGTCGATCCAGTGAAACCAATTGATCCAGTATAGCCGGCGCTGCCAGTATAACCCACATTACCTGTGCTACCAATTGAACCAGTGTAACCAATTGATCCAGTATAGCCCTGTGATCCCGAATAACCTACATTACCTGTGGTACCTATGGATCCAGTATAGCCAATTGATCCAGTGTATCCAGTAGTGCCTGTGCTGCCGGTATAGCCCACATTACCTGTTGTACCTATGGATCCAGTGTATCCAACAGATCCGTTATAACCTGTTGATCCCGCATAGCCCACGCTACCAGTGTATCCAATTGAACCCTGTGAGCCAGTATAGCCCACGTTGCCTGTAGTGCCTGTGCTGCCAGTATAGCCAATTGAGCCAGTGTAGCCCACACTACCCGAATAACCTACATTACCTGTGGTGCCCGTCGAACCAGTATAACCTGCACTTCCGGTATAACCCACACTACCAGTGTAACCTGTACCTGTTGAGCCAGTATATCCAGTTGACCCCGTGCTTCCAGTATAACCAATTGATCCAGTATAGCCGGTGGCGCCCGTGCTGCCGTTGTAGCCTGTAGTGCCTGCGCTTCCAGTATAACCTGTTGCGCCCACTGATCCAGTAAAGCCAGTTAAGCCTGTGCTGCCTGTGTAACCAGTAGCACCACCTGAGAATCCAGCTCCATTGGCGTAGAAGTAGTTGGTGCTATACACATTACCAGCAAAAACATTACCAGTAACGCCTACACCGCCAGCCACAGTGAGTGCACCTGTAGTGGTTGTGGTACTAACTGAATTACCAGTAACAGCAAGAGTGTTAGTAGAAGTTATTGGTATAGCCACCCGAGTCCAAGCGCCGTTGGTGCTAGAATAGGTGTATGTGATGCCGTTAACTGTTGCAATTGCGCCGTTAGTTGGTGATGCGGGAAAACTCATGTTGTATCTTTATTGTGTTATTTGTACCCAAGAGGTAGTAATTTCGTTCCACATATATTTATTGCCGTCATCGGGGCAGGCCACAGGAGCAGCCCAAGTCCATGTGGGTGCCGAAATGGTCCAGCTGGCGCACACTACTCCGTTCATGTCTAGCGGTCTTGGCGGGTAAAACACATCATTGCGAGCATCGTAAATATAACCAGCACTGGCATAGTTACCACGTAGAGCCACGCCGCCATCGGGTGTATCAGAATTAGGGGCATAATGTACACCACCGCGGGTGTTATATGATGTTTGAATCCAGGTACCCGGACTGGAATCGACAAATGTTGTAAAAAAATCAGCTTCGGCCACAATGACTTGTGTGACAATGCCGTTAAGAACTTTTGCGTAGTGACTCATGCTGTGTAACTTCCTGATTGTTTAAATATCATTATGGTGTTTGATCCGTTTGTAACCACTGTGGGTGAACCAGTGGTTATGTTTGAATAAAACGCTGTTGGCAATGACACAATAACTATACCGCTACCGCCTGCTGCACCAGCACCAGTATTAACACCACCCCCGGCGCCACCGCCAGTGTTTGCTAACCCAGCAGTTCCGGGGTTGCCTCCGCCACCTGATCCACCGGTACCTGCAGTTAGCGTGCCACCATAATATCCGCCAGCGCCACCACCAGCAAAGTAAACCGAAGTGAGCACAACTTGCCCAACGTTGGCATTGGTGGCTTGCAGAGCAGTGATCAGTGTGGTAGTAAGCCCGATACCGCCATTGCCAGAACTTGATGATGTTGCAGAAGCTCCCGCACCACCAGCACCACCACCACCACCTTCTCTATCCTGTGCTCCACTGACACCAGTACCGCCCATGTTACCTTGCCCGGTGGTTCCAGAACCACCAACATTGCTCAATGCGCCGCCACCACCTGAACCACCATTGGCGCCATTGGTGGCACTGCCACCACCACCGCCACCGAGA